GCGGCTCGAGGTCTACCGCCTGGTCGATGCACCGGCCGTGCGACTCGAACCACTTATACCGCGCGCCACGCACTGCGCCGAAGTAAAACGACTGCGATAGGGTGAACGACTCCCGGCTAGCGATCCCACCGAGCGCACGGTTAGCGCGGGCTACGAACACGGCTCGCTGTGCGGGCGCAGCCGGTTCGGATAGCGGCATCAACGCACGCCATCTCGGCGCGCCTTCGGTGTAACTCGCCGAGGTGTAAATCATCGAGACAAGCCCAGCGGCCTGCAATCGCTTGTGCCCTTCCTCCGGCGTGACTTCTTCGCCGTCATAGTCAACCTCGATCCCGTACACCCGCCGCACGTTCTCGCCATAGCGCAAGTATCCCGAGGGCGAGGGCTGATCGCCGTATTCGCACAGCGACAGCAGCGGGCACGCCGCTTTCGTCATATGCACCGGAGGGTTAGCCAACTTGCGGACAAGTTCCACCCAGGGTGAGTCGGCGAATTCCGTCTTTTCGCGCGGCCAGACGTCTTGGAAAACCGTGTAGGTAATCAGCGGGCCGTTGTCTCCCACCCGCGTGATGCTTTGTGATGTCATCTCTTGTAACCCCCAGCGCCTTTGCTGCTGTTGCATGACCGGCAAAGCAACTGATAAGCCGCGCGTTTGCCGTGAAACTCTACCCATTCCGCCTCGACGGAGGCATCCGCCATCACGTCGCCTATACCGTCCTTTTGATACAGTTTTATATCTCTTGATTTCAAGAAGTCCGAGGCGATACTGATAAACGGCTCGCCAACATGATCGACTGTTATATCGTAAGGCACACGACAGTTTTCATTGGCGCATATCTGCTCGACGCATTGATCCTTGAACGCTCGCATATGCTCTCGAACTGCAATCCGCAGAGCCGCAATATTTTTTTGAAACTGCTTTTCCAGTTGATACTTTTCTAAATCCTTCGCATACGCCGCGTCAATTGCCTTACGCCACGACCACTGCGCCGGGGCCGTCCAGTCATACGCCACAACATGAATATGCCTGTTGTCTGAAGGAAACTCTGGGTTTTCTTTCTTTACCACGTACTTCAAGTCTGTATTCGTTATCGCAGACAGCCGCTCTCGGGCTTCATCTGCCCATATCTCGCCTGTGGAAAACCTGTCTATAAGTTCCCGAACCTCTGCCAATGCAGCGGCCTTTGTTTTCGGCCGGTCGGTCATGGGTAGATATCCGGCCTAAGCGCCTTTCGTGATACCCCGCTCGCAGCCTCGAGCGCAAGCACTCTAAGCGGCGGAACGCGGCCTGTTTTGATCCAGTATTGCACCGCCTGCTGTGTAACACCAAGTTTACGGGCGGCGGCAGTCTGTCCGCCTAACTTGTCCACAGCGCGGACAAGGGCGGCGGTTTGAGTGGTTTGCTTCTTCATGGCACAAAGGTAGTTTGTTCACCTAGTGGATGTCAAGCGCGGCGAGTAACAAAAAGTGCTTGTGTTATGTTTTGGCCTTCTGTACAGTCTCTCACATGGACGGCGCGGTGCCGGGCCAGAAGCGATAGAAGGAGACGACAATGACCTACGAAACCGAAGAACGATGCACTTGTTGTGATCGCGTACTCAACAAGAAAACGCTGGTTTATTTAGAGTTGAACTGGCGCACCAGAAAGTACAGCAAAGACAGCGTGCCGTCGGAAGAAAGCCAGGGCTATTTCCCGTTCGGTCAAGGGTGTGCAAAAACCGTTTTGAAAAGAGGCGGCGAGGTGGCGGCATGAACCGCCCCTCCCTCTGGCCGCAAGCCATCGTATTTTTTTTGTTGTGCCTTGTCGCCTGCGCTGTGGAGCCATGCGACGGGCATTCGTGTGATCAAGAAGTAACCATTAAGGAGTTTAATTAAATGAGCATTTTTGTTAGCGCATCATCTGGCGGCAACTATCCCGAGCGTAAACCCATCGAAGCCGGAGCCTACGCCGCAGTCTGCGATATGGTCGTCGATCTTGGAGTGCAGCCCTCACCTGGCGGACAGTTCGCGCCCAAGCGGACGCTGCTGCTGCGGTTCCAGATCCCGAGTGAGCGCGTCGAAATCACGAAGGACGGCGAGACGAAGAGTCTGCCCGCCGTGATTAGCCGCACCGTGGGCCTGTCATTAAACGAGAAGGCCACGCTTCGCCAATTGTTGCAATCGTGGCGGGGCCGTGCGTTTACGCCCGAGGAGTTGAAGAAGTTTGATCTGACGGCAGTCCTCGGCAAGCCCGCGTTCATCAACGTGACGCATTCGACGAAGGGCGACAAGACATACGCAAACCTCACGTCGATCATGCCGCTTCCCAAAGGCATGGCCGCACCGGCCCTTGAGGGCGAGGCACTCTGGTGGTCGTCGGATTCGCCGAATCTAGACGCCTTCAGTAAGTTGCCCGCCTGGGTTCAAGAAAAAATCAGCAACCGGATCATCGAGCAGCCTGCGATTGCGAAGGTCGCTGCTGCGAAGCCTGCTGTCGTAGCGCCTGCGGAATTCATCGACGATGAGGTGGCCTTCTAATGGCAACAGCACGTTATGGCTATAAATTGGCAGACGGCACGAAGGTGCCGTCCGTCACCACCATTCTCAAGATCAAAGACCCTGGCGCGCTCATCAACTGGGCTTATAAAACGGGTCGCGCTCATGGCAATTTGGAAGGCAAGGGCCAGTTCGCTCCGGCCAATTTGTACGACGGCAACGATGCCTTGCAGATCGGCACGTGCGTCCACGAAATGTGCGAAGTCTTCGTCAAGGGCGGAAATCCGACCGCGCATCTTGACGCCGTGATGGAGAAAGCCGAGACTCTGGACAAGTCAGCATTCCGCGCGCAAGTTGTTAGCGCCTACTCGGCTTTCGAGTTTTGGTGCAAGGGCACCCAATTGGAAATCCTCGAGTGCGAGGTGCCGGTGCTGTCCGAGACGCACCGCTACGGCGGCACGCTCGACTTCATCGGGCGGCTGAATGGGCGCTTGGTGCTCGGCGACTTCAAGACCAGCGGCGGAGTCTATCCCGAGTATCTGATCCAGTTGGTCGCGTATGCGAAGGCATACGAGGAATGCAAGGGCTTGAAGATCGACGGCGGGTATCACCTTCTGCGCTTCAGCAAGGAAAACGGCGATTTCGGGCACCACTTCTACCCAAGCCTAGACGACGATGCGTGGCCCGCGTTTCTCCATCTGCGGGCGCTACACGATTTAAACGAAAAACTTAAAAAGAGGGCTGCGTAATGGCCGATCCAATGTACACCGACGACGACGAAATGTTTCAAGACCTAACCCACGATCCGGTAGATTCGCCACGTCACTACCAACTGCGAATCGGCGGGGTGGATGCGGAGATGATCGACGTGATCCGCGCCATCCTCAAGGATCGTGGCGCGCTGGATTACTGTCACGGCTCGGCGCTCAAGTATCTCGGCCGCGCTGGCAAGAAAGACGGCGCACCGACGGCGCAGGATTTCCGCAAGGCTGCGTGGTTTTGTACATTTGCGGCGCAAATCGCAGAAGATTTGGAGGGCAAGGACAAATGACTAAGCAATCCTCGCAGGAAGCCCTGCACGCCATTGCCGATCTGCTCGGCACAAGACCGAGCGCCGCAATGGTCGTGGCCGCACTCGAGGCGGCATACTCGCTTGGTCGGTGTGACCAGATACTCGAGACCACGGAAAAGGTGCAGCATGAACTGGCTTCTTGACATCATCCGCAGGGTGCGGCGCTCACGCCGAGAGGACTGGCGGCACGTATCGTCGCCGAATTGGGCCTGCTCACGAAAGCGCGCGGGAGGGCTTTACTGGTGAAGGTGGAAATCTGTCCAGAGAGCGCGGCCGAAATCACTAGGGCCGAGTTGCGGTTGACGCTGCAACTGTTCAAAAAGGATTTACGCCAGCGGAAAGCGGGCAAGGGATCGCCTGTGTTTACGCACGATAAGGCGGAAGACATCCAGCAGATAAAGCGGCACGTAGAAGCCACTGAGATGCTATTGCGATATTACGGAGGGTGATATATGCCAGTAGATGGAATGCCGCCGCCTAGTTTGCGGCAATTGCTTTTTGTTTTGTTGTTGCTGGCCGGTGTGATTGGAGTGCCGGTTGGCTTGATCATTTGGCTGGCCGTGACGGTCATGGAGTGGTTGCGATGACCCGCGACGACATCATCCGCATGGCGCAAGAGGCAGGGGCTTTTTTTGACGGCGATTGCTCTGTCTACGATATGCCAGAGCATTGCTTTGAGAAGTTTGCCGCCCTCGTTGCCGCTGCCGAGCGGGAGGCGTGTGCGAAGTTGTGTGATGAATTACGCGACGAAGATGGATTTGAACCGTATGGCACTGAATGCGCCGCCGAGATTCGGGCGAGGGGGGAGGCATGAAAGACGAATGGGATTTAGAGGTCGAGCGTATGCCGTGGCGCTTCAATCCGCCGAAGCCAGACTTACGCGCGGCGCTATTGCAGTTGCGCTCATTAGGATTTAACGCAGAGGCCGACTTGATCGCGGGCGAGGTGCTAGGCGTGCAGAAAGCAAGGGCCAAAGAGGCCGAAGCGTACATTCTGCTCTCGGCTGCGTGGCCTGCGTTGGTTCGTGCTGGCCGCACGGAATTGGCCGATCAGATTTCGCAGTTTCTCGCCGACTAGCGCCGGACGTGGTAGGGACTGGCCTTTTTGAAATGGTCGGCATTGCACTGCACGGCTTGATCTATAGGCCGCGCGATCTCTGGATGCGCGCAGTGAAACTTCGAGTTGCGATACACGAAGAAGGCGCAATTCTGGCAGAGTTCCGGTTCGCCCCACGACAACTCTGTTATCAGTTCACGATCTAGCATCCGCATGGCTACACCGGAGCGCCTCGAAACCACGCCTTGCCATTGTCCACAGCGACGATCTCCGGCTCGAGCAGTCGCCCTTCGCGGTACGTCAGCACCACGAAGCCCGACGCCCAATTCAGCGGCCCGGCTTCAACATACGTGAACTGCGGGCCTTTCGGCTCGGCCATCGTGCCGCAATCCACGCCGAAGCGTCGGCCGCGATAGTCAGCCCACGGGGTGTACTGCAACTTGTGAAGATGGCCGTGCACGTAGTGCGTGCCAGCGCGCAGCGCCGAATTGTAGGCCGCGTGTATTCCACCGCCCACCGGCCGATGTCTAATGACCGTCCACGCATAGTGCTCGGCGTTAAGGTGGATAGCCCATCCCGCGCGCCATCGTGGCAGATAGTCGATCAGCGTCGAGCCTGGCATCTCCTCGAGTTCGGGCACGTTGCTAGACAGGTAGTTCTCAAACCGCGCGTCGTGGTTGCCGATGGTGCGTAGCAACTGCGCTTTGCTCGCCGCGCGTTCGATCTCCGCGCACCGATCCTGCACCGCGTGCAGTTCGTCCTTCAGTTCGGGTTGCTTTTCCCACATGATGCGGGAGTGCCGACTGATCCGCGCGCCGTCCAGAATATCGCCGTTCAGCACAACGATATCGGGCTTCAATGCCTTCGCCAGTTTGCAAAATGCCTCATGCGCTGGCGTAACCACGCCAGGCCAATAGTGGCAATCGCTCGCAATCATCACTACGCCGTCGTGCAGTTCAAGGTGCATTTCGGATTCGTAGCGCCGCGCGCGCTGCTCTGCGAGCCGGTTGGCGGCTTGGCCTGCCTCGGCCTTGATGCCGGTTGTGCAAGTCGGAGGCACCTTGCTCGGCAATGCTATGCCGTGGCGCGCCTCAAGCGAGCGCCTGCGCTGGTGGACACTTCGCACCGGCAGAGACAGTGCATCGGCTACTTTGCGGGGTGACCCGTAACGCATCCATGCGTCGATGAATTCCTCGTCGGTGAAACGCTTAGGCATTTATTCCTCGAAGGTTGTGAGGGACTGCTGGAGCAGATGGCCTAGTTGATCGACGAACTGCTCGTCCCTAGACAGCGGGTGCGCCATCATGTCGAGCATGG